CTGGGTCGCGCTGTGCTTGGGCGCCACGATCAGCCGCGGCTGGGCGTTGAAACGGCTCTTGCCGTCGAGCAGCGCCTGCAGCCCGGTACGCTTACCGTTGGCCAGCACGCCGCCGATGATCGAGGAGGTTTGCGCCGCCGCATCGACCGCCTTGGCCACGCCACAGCAGACGATCACCGCCTTGGCGCGAGTGTAGATGGCCCGGCAGGCCTTGGGGATGGCCGAGGCCTCACCGAACGCGGCAACCGCCTCGCGCTCGTTGGTGATCAGCACCAGGTCGTTGTACTTGGCCGTAGCGGTACCGCCCTCGGTGAAGGTGTCGACCAAGCCAATGATCGAGGACGACGGCAGCGCAATGCTACGTGCGCCAGTGTCGACGTTCGTTACGGTAACGCCGTGAAAGAATCCAGCCATGTAAGAGCTCCAGATAGCACAAGGGCCGCGCGTGGCGGCCCTGCAGAAACGAAAACGCCCCGATAATCGGGGCGCTCAAGGAAGGCGGGTTGCGGGTCAGGCGTTGCCGACACCGACCACGCTGGCATTGATCGCCGCAATCGCCACGTCGGCAATGGCCTCGGCCTCGTCGTGAGTCGCCGCCTTGAGCGCCTGCTGCTTGCCCTTGAGACGGGCCGCGCGGATGGCGTACAACGCGCCTTTCCAAGCGGCTGCCTCGGCCAGAATGCTCTCAGCAGCGGCTTGCGGCGACAGGTCGGCCGCATCCACCCAGGCCTGCACAGTGGCGGGCACCTCGCCCTCGAAGCCAGCCGCCTGGAAGGCTTGGGCCTCTTGCTCGGCCAGCTGGTACTCAACCACCCGCAGCGAGTTGCCGACCACGGTGACGCGGGCATTATCTGCCGCTTCATCAATCTGCTGGGCGGCGCACAGTCGTGCTGCACCGATCGGCAGTAGCGCGAACGCGAAGCCGTTGTAGTTGTTACCTTGGTAGGCGATGTTCAAGGATTCTTTGCGCATGATTACCTCAGATGGAATTGGTTTAGAGCTTGGTGATATTGGTGGTCAGCCATGGGAGGGTGTTCGGGTCCTTGCCTGCCGCTACACCATGGATCAGCGAGCCTTCAAGGGCCGCTGGAATTGTGCAGACCAGCGCGCTCAGAGAGAGACAAGGGAAAGTCGCGCCAACAATCTTCCCGGTGAAAGTGCCACGCAAAGAGAACGCAACGTTGTAGAACTTCACCGCCATAAAGCCGGGCAGTCTGCTGCCACCAGCAAAGATCATCGAGTAGTAAGTGTCTTGCGCCGCCGCCAGGCCGCCGGCCGAATCTGGAAGGGAGACGGTCATATCTGCTAAGTCGACCGAGCCAGTCCGGTTGGCCTGGAACCCGCCAAATCGTTTCATGCCATTGCTAACCAGGAACTCATTGAGAATGAGCTTCCGGGTGTTGGAGTTTTCGGTTTCACCGCGAACCATGACCCTGCGGCCGCCCACCACCAAGCTTTCGGCGAGCGTATAGTCTTCGACCAGAATGATGTCCGCTAACCCGCCATTCGGCGTAGCTGCGATGGCTCGGGCAATGGTTTTGAGTGGGCTATCCGAATTACCAAGCGCATTGTCATCGCCGATCAACTGGTTGACGTAGAACGTGCGGGAGATGGCCGGCGCGGCGGCGACTGCATCTGCGACCGCCTTGGCGATAGCGGTCTTGGCGGTAGTGAAGTAGTCGAGCAGCGCGGTGGCCTTGCTGGTGAGGCCTGCAATTTCAGTTTCGAGACTCATAGGGCTTTATGCTCCGTTGATATGTTGGGTCAGTTGGGTTTGGGTGGAAAGGGTGGCTTCTGCAACAGCGATACCCATGCTGCGCAGGCCTTCGTGGTCGACCTCATGCCGACGCTCAGCCGTCGCCAGGCGCACGTCGCGACGGTCGGCTTGTTCGCTGACCAGCTGCAATTGCCGACTCAGCAGCGCGATCTGGTCTTGCAGGTCCAGGCTGCGCAGTTGCTCGCTCCACACCGCCTCGACCGAGCGAATGCCGACAGCCAGCGCTCCCTCATGGTCGACCGCATGCCGATACTCGGCCCTGCCCTGCCGCTCGGTGAGGCTGGCCAACTGGCGGGCCATCTGCTCGGCGGTACTTTGCTGCTGTCGAGCCAGATCGGTGATCTGGTCTTGCTGCTGCAGGCTGCGCAACTGCTCACCGACCAGGGCACTGGCGATGGCCGCCAATGGCGCCGCCAAAGACAGGTTCAAGCCCGCCGGACTGCTAACGATGGTCACGCTATCCGCCGGCAGCGCCGTCAAGGACAGGTCGTAGGCCAGCAGCAAGTCGGTATTGGCCGGCTTGTAGGTCAGTGCATCGGTTGGGTGCGACCAGACCGCCAACAGCGTGCCATCGGCCAACAGAAAGCCGATTTCACGCACCCAGAACGCGGCCGGGCCGTCAGCGATGGCAGTGAGGTGAATCAGGCTGTCGCTCAGCCGCTCGCCCCCGGCAATGGGGTACTTGGCCACCTGGGCACGCAAGCTGGTTTGCTCGTTGGTCGGGGTGTAACCCGCCGTACCGAGCGCGATGTGGGTGATCTCGGTAGAAAGGCCGGTGCTGGTGGCATTCCAGACCGCCGCCAGCCCTTTCTTGGTGATCACCGGTTGTAAAGGGGTACTCATAAAACAGCCTCCATCGTGCCCCGCACGACGATACGGGTACGCAGCGCATTGGCGACCGACACGGTGGCCGCTGCATGGATCGGGACGGGCTGCGCCTGGGCATAACCCCGAGTCACAGCGCGCGCATGGGTAACGCTGGCCAACTGCAGCGCCTGCTCAGAAAGCGGGATCGGCACAACCGGCATTTCCAGCGTCTGCCGGTGTAGCCCCCGCGCCTGAGTAGCGTTGGCGAACTGCAGGGCCTGCGCCGAGGGATCAACCGGAACCGGCGCAGGCTCCACCGTCGTGCGGTGCAGCAGCTGGCCCTGACTGGCCCCGGCGGCGACTAGGCCGCCGTCGAACCGGGCACCGAGCCGGAAGGTGTAGTGGCTGCGCTCGTTCTTCGTCGCGTCGACCAGGGCGCGCAAGCGCTCCTCCAGCTGCGGCGAAATGATCGAACCCTCACCCGGCCGGTTCTCGTTGGCCCAGGCCGTGACCTGGAACGTGTACGGCGCCGCGTTGGGAATCTCGCGCCATTCCTTGTAATCCGCGTTGACCCGAACCGCTTTAAGCACCCGTCGGATTGCGCCGACCGTGCCCTTGGTCTTATGGACCGGAATGGCCTCGCGGATCAGCGCGCGGCGCTGGTCGTCGGTGTAAGCCGCCTCCCAGCCTTCGACCTTCCATGCCCAAGCCAGCCAGGGCAGGAAGTTCGGCGGGCAGCGTGCCGAGTCGGCCACGCCCCGGATAATGTCCGGGTCAAGGCCAAGGTCGGCGGCCGCCTCCAGTGCGCGCTCCAGCTGGGTGGCGTTGTTCGGTAACAAGCTCATGCCACCACCTTCGACGTTAGCGTGATCGAGGTGCAGCTGGGGTAATGCCGCTTGTCACACACCACCCCGGCCGCAGGCTGCTTCAAGGTCACGCTACGAATCCCCGTTACGTGTAACGCGGCGTAGATGGCCGACAGGGGCAACTGCCCCTGCAGGCGGCGGGCTTCTGCAATGGCCGCATCCAGGCCAGCCCGCGCCGTGGCTTTCACCACGTCCGGGTCTGGCCCTTCCTCGATCTGCAGTTCGGCCTCCACCTTGAACTCAGACGGTACGCCGGCGGCCACACGGGGCCGGTCGGTTATCGGTCGTACTTCCTCGGCCGACAGGGCGGCCTTGACCTTGGCCACCAGCTGGGCCACCGGAGTGGTGCTGGTGGTGCTGGGCAGGATGGCCAGCGACACGTCGCCAGGCAGCGGGTTGGCCAGGCCCGCGTCGTAGTCGCAGACCACCACAATGGCCCCGGCCGGCAGCTGGGCGCGTACCTCGGGCGTCAACTCCACCCCGACAAACCGGGGCGAATCGACCGACACGTTGGTCAGCTCGGCCGACGCGCTCAGCCCGTGATACTCATAGGCGCCGCTGCTGCCCGCTACCGACAACGCCTCAAGCGACAGCCGCGTGCGGTAGCGCAATGCTTCGTCGCTTTCCATCACCGCCTCAACCGGCGGCACCGCATCAGGATCAGCCGGCCGAATGACCAGTTTCTCCACGCCATAGTCAGCGGCGCGGTTCACCAGGTCGTTACCCTTGGCAAAGGCCAGCAAGCTTGCCTTGGCCGCCGCGTTGACCCGCGCGCGGGTGAGCATTTCCCGATAGGCCATGACTTCCATCAGCTTGACCACCGGGTCGGACTCCAGCGCCGCCGTCCATTGGTCCTTCATGAACTCGCGGAAGATGCCCAGTGTTTCCTGATACAGCTCCTCGAAATCCACGCTCTCCACCACGTCGGGCGGGGGCAGCAGGGAAAGATCGATCATGCGGTTACCTCCATGACGGCAGAACTGCCCAAGTACTCGCCCGTCAGCGTCATGCCGATCTGCCCGTCAAGCACCGAGGTGACCACCACCCGCTCCAGCCTCATGCGCGGCTCCCAGCGGCCCAAGGCGCGGGCCACTTCGGCCTGTACCGCGCTTTTCCATCCTTCGTTGACCGGCATGTCTACGTAACGCCGCAGCTTGCTGCCGTATTCCGGCCGCATGCGGCGGCTGCCGATTGGCGTGGTCAAAATGTCTTCGATGGATTGGCGCAGGTGGTCCAGGCCCGAGATAGCTTCGCCGGTGCGGCGATCCAGGCCGATCATGGTCAGCCGTCCAGCCGCTGCAGCTCAGGGTGGCCAGCCAGGAACGCCAGCGCCTCAACGTCATCGGCCGGCACGCTGACGCGCTTGGCCACCACTTTGAATTCGCGCAGGTCCTCGCCCTTGGCCAGGTACAGCGAGCGCGAGGTGTAGACGATGTCGGCGAAGGTGACATGTGCCCCTGCCTTGGCTGCAGTCGGACGAGTAACAACGGCCGCGTGGGTTGAATCCGAGACGGTCGCGTCATCAGTGGAAACGGGTTTCTTGTCAGCCATAAGGCGTACTCCAGATAAGACAAAGCCCGCGAATGCGGGCTGTCAGTGCTTGTGATTTGCCGTGTTGCCGGCGGTGTCGATGATCTTCCCGCCGCCGTTGATATCGCCCGTTACGCGTAACGCGCCCTTGATCAACACTTCACCCTCCAAGGTGATCGACGGCGCCTTGACCGTGGCGGCCTGCGCCTCGGCCGTCATCGTCGTGGTTTTGGCGTTGATCGTGTCGTCGGTGATGACCGCCTTGCTGCCCCCGACCTCGATGTTGACCGTGCCCGTGGGCAGATTGATGGTGTAGCTGTTGGCTTCCCAGTCGTAGACCAGCGAGCCGCCATCATCGAATCGCCACACCTCGACATGGTCGCGGTTGTCTGGCTGCGGGCCGGTATTGCCGTACAGCCCCGGTACAAACGTGCCTTGGGCAGGGTCACCGCTCGGGCTGATCAGCGCGCCCTGCTCGCCCAGGCTGGGCGACCGCCAATGGCGAGCCTTGCCGGCGGCCAGTGCATGCCACTTCACCCAGGCACTGACCCAGTCGGTACCGTCCGACATGCGCAGCCTGCCGGCTACCAGGTCCACCGCGACGACGTACCCCTTGATCACCTGGTCGGACAGCATCCGGTCATGCTGCGCGGTCGCGTAGCTCATTCCATGGCCTCCGGATGCTGGTAGTGCTGCTCCTTCCCCTCCCCGCTGTCCGGGTCGAAGGCGAACAGCACCGGGCCGGGCTCTCGGGGCCACGGCCACTCCTCCTGGCCCAGGTAAATGATCTGCGTCCACTCGACCACCCAGACCGCAAAGCCGTCCAGCTCTGGCCTACTCCAATCGCGCTCGGCCCGTACAAACTCAGCGAACCTCACCGGCAAGCCCCACGACTGCATGCGGAGCAGCACAGCCAACTGAGCAGCCACAAATGCAGCAATGTGCAAGCAGTTGTCTTCCTCCCCCGGTACAAGCACGCGCGCTTCAAAACGCGCATCGACCGCCGTCTGCCCCGTGCCCGGGTCCTCTTCGGCACTTTCGAATCCTGCCAGTTCGAGCACCACCGCAGGCGGTGGGACGACCTCGATGCCGCTCGGCATGGTCCCGACATACTGCAAGCCGGGAATGGCTTCCCTGATGTGCTGTTCCATGGCCGCGTACACCTGGCCTAGTGGAATGAAATCCTCATCCATTGCCTGACCTCCGAAGGTACTTCTGTAATTCAAAGTTCAGCTCTTGCTCCATGACGACTACCAGGCGCTCGTGCGCGCGATTGGTCCAAGCCTCGAAGTGAGACCGGACGTCCTCCAGGGAGATCTTCGCCTTGGCCAACGGGAAGCGACTGTCGTTCTCCGAGATCCAACCAGAACGCCGTCCACCGCCCCCTGATACCTCGCTATCCGGGTAGCTGTCCGCGTCGAAGTGCTTGCTTGCAGTACGGATCCAGATATCCGGATTGCCGCCGTACACGGTCTTGAAGAACGCGCCCTGGTACTTGCGGCCCGCCACAGAAACGCCAGTCCGGCTCTGCCGGGGCCTACCCGCTCGACTGGCTTCGATGGGGTTGATGCCGAACCAGAGCTTGCCCTGACCGCTGCTGGAGACCGGGAACGCCCTCAGCCGCTGTCTGACCGCCGCGATAGCGATGCGCTCTTGGCGGCCTACCTCCCGGGCGACGTGTGTTCGAAGCCAGCGCAACGTCTTGTTTATTGCCCGTCGTTGCGCGGCATGGGCCGCTTTGGGGACCAGTCTGGTGAAATCCTGAAAGCCTTTGAGGGCTTGCGAGTCCAGTTGCAGGGAGATCAACCCGCTGCTGGCAGACTGCTTGTGATAGCTACCAACACTCATACCGCCTTCCTCAAGATCAGCGTTACAAGGCCATCGCCACCAGGCTCGCTGCCGGCGATGGTGTAGGTGCCGCCACCGTCCTCTGGCGGCAGATCGATCACGACCCGTTGCTTGACCTCAACACCCGCGTTGTCGCCGACCCGGATGACCAGATGCGGCTCACGCAGCGCAGTTCTGATCTGGCCGAGCTTGGGCTGCAGCCAGGGCGCCGAGAACATTCCGAGAACGGGGCGGCCATCGATTTCCACCGGATCCGCCAGAACGTCGAAAACCACCTCGTCCACGTCATCGATCAGATCGCGGAACGACATAGTCAGCGCTTCAGGCGGATGATTGCGCGAGGACGGGTAACCAGGTGCAGCGGGTTCGACTGTGCCTCGCCGTCTACACCCTTCTTAAAGGGCATCATTTCCAGCTGGCTGTAGTAAGGCAGCCCCTCGGTATTAACCGTATCCATGTAGTCGGCCGGCGCGAAACGTGTGATGCACAGGCCGGGAACACCCTCCGGCACCAAGCGGGCCTCGTCATCCGGCACGAAGGAAATGCCGCCCACCTTGCCGCGATAGCGCTCCCAGGTGATGCCGCCGAACTCGAATGCTTCGCGACCATCGGCACGTAGCGCGGCGGCGTATTGTGTACCTTCGTAGGTCTTCTTAACGCTCTGATGCGAGATCAGCGCTCGCCAGAAGTTCTTGCCGCAGAACGCTCGAGCACCGTTGCTGGTAGTCGCCCCCAGCGCCTCCTCCTGTGCATCCAGTGCGTCGACACACTTCACCCGAACCTCGGTGCCTGCGGTAGCCAACTCCATCTCGATCTCAATCGGCTCGAGCCCGAAACGATCATAGATATTGAGCAGTTCCGTACGGCCGTCCGCATCCAGAACCACGCCGTTCAGGGCGCCCATGCGATGAAACTCATGCGTAGCGTCCAACTGGCGACGGGCCTTCGCCAAACGCTTGTTGACGACGTCCTGCACGGCCTGCAGTTCGGTTTGCTCACCGAAAGCACGGATGCCCTGAATCTCATCCGCCTTGATGGCGAAGCGCTCAGGGAGATGCACAGTGTTGAATGGCAACAGGATCCGCTTGCTGCCGTTGACCACCAGCCCCGAGCTGCCACGTTCACCGGATGGCACCAACGCCAAGGTCTCGCCGTCTTTTTCTACCTGGACAGTCACCGTGGTGACGCCCTCCTCCTCGAACAGCCCCAGCTCGGCCAAGCGCCCTGGTACGAATGGTTGCTCGTTGATCGCAGCGGTGAGCGCTGGGACGGTGAATGCGTTGTCTTCAAAAATATCAATGTCGGCCATGAGCCACTCCAAAAATGCGAAACCCCGCACAAGGCGGGGTCGGGGTGAAAGGGGGTCGCTATTAGCGAACGATGATGAACTGGGCCGCCAGGGACTTCTCCCCGTCAGGATCGAGGCCGGTCAGCAATGCCTCGCTCACCTCTGCCAGGCGTACGACAGCACGTCCACGGCGTACCACCTCGGAGGACCCGACAGAAGCAAACAGGATGCACTTGGCCGTCTCGCTGCCGTCCTCGGCTTCAGGGCTGTACGGGGTGAACTGCCCGCTGGCAGTGAGCTGCCCCAGCACTTGGCCAGCCACCAGGGCATCGCCTGGGGCCAACTCGATCACTTCGCGGGAGATCTTGCCGGCGCCTTCGGACAGCAGGAATTCGCCGGCATGTACCGGCTCTACGTAGGTTTTGCTCATGTTCAGGCTCCTTGGCCGGGACGGGGTTGTGTGGCTTGCCGACGGGCAGCCCAGATGCTGCTGGGGTTGGGTGCTTTCGCCTGGACCTTCTCCGGCAGGTCATCTGCTGGAGGCAGGCTGTTGTCGATCTCGAAGCCCTTGCCGCTACCGACCAGCTGGTCGAACAAACGCGCCCGTACTGCGGTCGCGTCCAGACCGGCCTGGACGTACTCACCGGTCATCTCGGGCAAGCGGGCTGCGACACAAAGATCCCGCACCGCCTTGGCGCGAGTAAGAGCTGCCTGCACCGTGGCTTCGTCCGCGAGCTTGGTCGAGGCGATCAGCGGCTCGACCAAATTGCTGATGCCGGCCTGGGTGCAAGCCTTGGTGATCATTAAGGCTAAGGCTGTCGAATCACTGGCTGTCGGCTGCGGTGCAGCAGGCTCGTTTCCGGGCTCATCGACAACGGGCTCGGTTGGCTCATCCTTGCTGGCCTTGAGCTGATCCAGCAGCGCCTGCGGGGTGTTACGGTAGCGCGCCATGGCAGCGCCCTGCCCAAGGCAAGCCTTTACCTTGACACCATCGCCGACTTCATCGGCCAGCCCCAGCGCCAGAGCCTCGGAGGCCGTCAGCCAGGTTTCGGCGTTGACCAAACGCCGCAGCTCTTCCTCATCGATGTCCGGTGCCTTGGCCTTGTAGGCTGCAATGATCACCTCGAATGCTTGGTCGAGCACATCAGCCACCCGACGCAGCTCGTCCGCATCACCACCAGCCCAGGTATAAGGGTTATGGATCATCAGCATGGCATTCGAGGCCATGACCACGCGGTGAGCACCGCAAACCGCCACGCTGCCTGCACTGGCGGCCAAGGCATCGACCCGGCCAGTACAACGCTCACCCAAGCGGCTCAGCGCGTTATGGATGGCGAGGCCCTCGAACAAGTCACCGCCATTGGTGTTGAAGGCCACAACAACCGGTGACACACCGTCGTCTACTGCCTTGAGATCCTGGATGAACTGGTTGGCGGTGATCCCCCAGCCGCCGATCTCGCCGTAGACGTAGACCTCGATCACCTTTGAGTCGGCATCACCCTCCTCCGCTGCGGCAGTGATCGAATACCAATGCCCATCCTCGACTTGCGGGAGGGTCCTGGCCTTGTTGAAGATTCGAAACGGCATCAGCGGTTTCATGTTTTCCCCTTCTCGTCGGAGTCGTCAGGCTCGTCATCGATAGCCGACAAGCCGTTGTATTTGAGGCCCAGGGCATGCGCGCGGGCGATGTCAGTGGCGTTCTCTTCGTCCACGATCTCGGCATCGGTACCTGAGCGCAGGCACATCTCGCTGCGAGAGGTAAAGCCCGCCGCGACCTCGAGCATGCGCGCCTGTACGTCCTGCACTGGCTGGATGTACGCCCACCCCTGGGGAACCCACCGCGTACGCTGATACGTGCGACGGTTCAGCGTGTAGTCCACCAGGTCGAGTGCCCCGGCCAGTACCGCCATGTCCATCCAGGCTGCCCGCACCGGGCGACACAGCTGGTGGACATAAACCGAGAACTGCAGCTGCTCCAAGCGGCGCCGGAATTCGTTCAACACCACCCGGATGACACGGTCGTTAACCCCACGCATGTCGCCGGTCATCAGCTCGTAAGGCAGACCCGCACCAGCGGCGGCGGCCATCAACTGCTGCCGCATGAAATCGGGGTAGTTGTTGCCGCCGTCGGGAGGGTCAGAGAACTCGACCTGCTCGCCTGGCCCCAGCTCCTGCATGGTGCCGGGCTCCAGCGCCACCATCGGGGTGAAGGCATCACGGTCGTGAACAACCGGCGCCCCAGTGAGCATGTCCATTGGCGGACCACCCAGCCCCTCCGGCGCCGGTTTGCGGACGAAGCCAGCGAACAGGTTGGCCACCTCCTGCCGGAAGAGCACCGCATCGTCGTAGTTGTCCAGGCTACGCAGGCGTTTCAAGATCGGCGCCAACCTGGGGACTCCACGCAACTGGCCGGGCTCAAGGGGCTCGAAGATGTGCAGCATCTGCTCGGCCGGCACCCGCACAAGCGGGTTGTAACCGGCGTTGAGCGAGGCCTTGTCGCTGGGATGGTTGCGATAGCACCAGTAGGCGACCCTGCGGCCAATGCCATTGAACTCGATACCGGCCCGGATGGTGTTGCCGGAGCGCGTCACCTCGAACTTGTCGTGCGGCACGAATTCCGGCGCGAGGCACTGCACTTGCAGCGGGACTGCCAGGCCATCCTCCAGCCGGCGCGGCCGCAGGCGCACGAAACATTCACCGGACTGCTCAACCGTGCGCGCCACCAAGGCCTGCTGGCCATAGAAATCGGTGCGTTCGTCAGCGTCCGACTCGTCCACCCAGTCCTCCCACAGTTCCTGCATGGCCTTGCGTAGGGCCTTGTCCAGCAAACTTGGCTGCGGCGTGATGCCGGTGCCGATCAGGTTGCTGACCCGTTTATCAATGACGTTGGCCGCATACGGATCGTTGCGGACTGCAGCCCTTGAACGTGACCGCAGATTGCGAAGGGCCGGCATGATCAGGCTGTTGGGACCAGTATCTGGCGCATCCCAGCCAGAGGAACGTCGCCCCTCGGCAGCGCCCTCATAACTGGCCTTGATCCGCTCAGGCACCAGAAGCCCCGAGCGCGTGGAAATGTAGCGGCCGCTCACAGGCCCTTACCTCCATGGTGGAGGCGAACTACGCGGGAGCGCGGGCCTGCGGACTGGGCCAGCTCAGCACGGATCAGATCGCGAGCCTTGATCAGTTCGTCTACCGACCGATATTCAACAGTGCGGTCGCTGTAGCGAACAACCCGTTCGCCACGCGCAATCGCACGCTCGACAGCCGCGAGGTGTGCTTGGGTGTATGCCATGTCAGCGTCTCTTCAGATAGCCGCTGCTGGAGCTGCGGCGTTGCATTGGTTGAGGGGCCGGACGAGGCGGCGGCGGAGTTGCCCGTGGAACAGGCCGAGCTGGGGGCGGTGTCGCAGATACTGACTCTTCGTCGGGGTCATCATCCTCATCGCGTCCGCGCTCGATCACGGGTTGCTTCGCGGGTGATGGCTCATCAAACAGACTGGCCTGCGCCATCGCCTGGCGCAGCTTGTCCCAGTCCTGTTCGCCGTAGCGATGCAGGCCGAGGTAATACGCCATGGCCAGGTTGTACACCTGGAGGTCCAGCGCCTCGTTGCGGTCGGCCTTGCCCTTGACCCATTCGATCCGTTTGTAGCCCTTCACATAGCGGGCGATCTTGCGTTCGGCCACACACTGCTGGAAGAACTCGTCGGGAAGGTCCTTGGCGAAGTGCACCGCACCCGGGCCCGACTCAAATCCGTAGCGGTTGTAGATCCAGTCCTTGGCGGTGTCGGTACCGATCATCCACAGCTCGGCGCCGTTACGTTCGGTCTGACCCTTCCAGGTGACATCCACCAGGGAGGGCCGTTGGGCAATGACCGGTTTGCCCGGCTTGCTCGCCCCCTTCAGCGCAAATATGTTGCGCCAACGGCGCACACGGCAAAACTGGTACACCTCATGGGTGTGGTGACCACCGGAGTCGATGCCCGTAGCCAAGATGCCCAGGGCTACACCGCAAGGATGGCGGTATCGGGCCTTCAGCACCTCATCCAGCAAGTCCCAGGTCCGCTGGTCTGCTGGATCTCCAGGGATCACCTTGAAGTCTACGATCCAGCGCTCCATCCCAACGCCCCAGCCGATGACCATCACCTCCAAGCGGTTAGCCTGGACGTCGACAGAGCAGGTCAGCACCAGGACACCAACAGTCAGGGTACCGAGCACATAGTCTTCCTGCAGGGCTCGGGCCTGCAGGACTTCGGCCTTGGTTTGCTCGACCGCGCTATCCCATACCTTCGCCAAGCGGGTGTTGTAGAACACCTGCATAGGCTCGAGATCGCCTCGGTCCTGGGCGCGCTTGGCCTTCTCGTATTGCTTGGCCAGATCAGCCCATGATGTCCAACCAAGCGGGGCGTATAGAGCGTTAAGGTGGAAACCAACCGTTTCTCCATCGCCCTGGGCGTGCGAACGCCATTCCCCTTTGGTAAGCATTTCACCCTTGTGGTGCTCCTCGATCAGCACATCGCAATCGGGTGAAGAGCACTTGTAATGGACGGTCTGGAAGTCAGCGGAGTACAGCAAATTCTCCCACTCCAGCACCTGCATATGACCGCAGGTTGGACAGGGCACGTAGTAATGCCGCTGGTCGCTGGTCTCGAACAGGTCAGCGATGCGGGAAGCTCCCTTGATGGTGGGCGAGCTGGAAAAGTAAAACTTCGCATTGCGTCCAAAGGTACTGCCCCGCGTCTCCGCCAGCTCGATGGGGTCACCTTCTTCGTCGACATCCACGTCCCAGCGGTCAATCTCATCGCCGTAGATGTATTTCGCTGCAAGCTCGGCCAAGTTGGAGGCCGAGCCGGCTGTGGTCGCGTAAAGCGTGCCGCCCTCGAACTCCTTGGTATCCATGGTGTTGCGTGCATCCCGTGACCGGGAGGCGGCTACACGTGCTCTCAGCTCGGGGGTCGCGGCGATTGTTTTACCGATTCTCGCTGACACCCGTTTGGCCAAGGCCAGGCTCGGCAGCAAGGTCAGGATGTTGGACGGCGACATGTGGATCAGCGCGCCTATCCAATTCAGGGCGATCTGCGTTTTCATGAGCTGCGAGGCGACCATGGTGATGACGCGCTTGCAGGGGTGCGCTGGTGAGAGGCAGCGCATAGGTTCACGGGCATACGGCGTCCGCGCCGTGCGGTATTTGCCGGGCTCGGCTGCACCGGTATCACGCGGAATCCGCATGTACTCGTCAGACCATTCGTCCACCCACAATTCAGGGTCGGGCTGAAGCCCCCGGCCATACGCTTCGCGGTACACCTCTGCACCGTCCGCGTATCCGGTGGGCATAGGCTCAGCTCTGTGTCATAGCTTGTTTGAGATCGGCGCCGCTCATCTTCGCCGCGTCGTCGAAGACTTGGCGAAACGCACCCGCGAGGTGTTTTTCGATTTCCCAGGAATCGCTCATGCCCGTCAGCTCGGCAGCGAGCTGTGGAGCAAGGCCGAACACTAGGTCCCGAAGCGTGCGCCCAGCAGCGAAGGCGGCATCCTCCACCGCCTTGCGCTCGACCAGGTTGCCCTGAACCTTGTTGAATTCAGCCTCGGCGAGCTGCGCCAGGTAGTACTCGCGATGCGCCCTCGCCTTCTGAAAGTCCGGGCCCTTGCCGGGCTGCGGAACCGGTGGCTGCACCGCAGGTGTGTCGCAGACTGGTTGGAGGTGGGTGCGCACATCACGCTCGACCCGGTTTTCTTCATGCCGGGCCGCGACGGCGGCCTTGCTCGGATCGGCCGATTCAGCCAACAGCGTCTCGGTGGCTTCGACATCGACCTTGCCATCGGCGGTGAGCACCAGGCGGTCCTGGTTGGCCAGTTTGGAAACGTAGGATTTCGACCATCCGCGTCGGGTGGCGAACTCCGATTTCGTCAGGTATGTCATTGCAAAACGTCCAGTTCACCCAATGAATTCAGGTGGTTAACCAGTTCACCGCAGTTCACTAAGCTGGTGAACTGTCCGCTAACGAAGAACCGCGGGTTTCCTGCCCCGTACCCCAGCCAGATCACCAGGGTCCCCGGCCCCGCCGGGGCTGGCGCTCGGATCACTGACCAGGTTCGCCGCTTCGGGGCGGGACATCGCAGACCCCCAAGCGCTTGGCGACCCAGCGTTTGTAAAGCCCGATGGCGACATCCGCACCGGCAGTGGCCGTGAGGCAACCAATGGCGCTGGCCGACCACATGGACATGCCGGCCGAGTACAGCAGCATGATGGTCGACAGCCCGCACACGACGCACGCACCTGAGCGGAGCAGCACCTGGCGGAAAATGAACCAGCCGCTAACGCCGGCCATGTCGGCCCGCCACATCTCGCCTGATACCCCGCCGACCAGGGACAGGAAGATCACCAACCAGATTGGCATCTCAACTAACGCTTGCTGCTCGCTGTTCATCGAATCCCCCAAATGCAAAAACCCCGGCGCTAAGGCCGGGGTTTTCAGTGTTTAGCGAGCCGCTTTATGTGCCCGCACGTCTCGAAGATGGGTACATTTTGCAGGTCGAGTTTCCTGGCAGCAAGAGAGTTTTAATGCCACCCAGCAATAAGGGGTAAACGTCTGGGGAATGTCTAGCGAATGTCGGGACAATACACCTTCCCGGCTTAGCTTTACTTTGACGCTGCCCCATTGGTCCCAAAGGGGGCGGAGATAGTGGGACTTGTAGAGCCCCCGAAAATCAAGGGCTGTCCCACTGTCTAACTGTTATTAACCCTTTCCCGTGTAAAGAGAGAGATTAAAAGCACGCTGCGCGCAACGCGCGCGTAGTACGCTGCATGCGCCTATGTGCGCGCCTTCGTGTGAGCGGTGGGACGGTGGGACAGCCCGCGAACTGCGCGGGCTAGGGCTGGGCTAACCTCCGAAAAACGCAGCAGGACCGCAGCGGGACGGTAGGACCAAAGGTGACGGATCATGCAGCCCTCTTCCCCTTCAACAAGACTTGAATAACCACATGGGCCTGGTGCAGGCGCTCATAGTACGTCTTTCTACTGCACCTGCAATACGTCATCTTCTGCCCGAGCAGGCTGTCCTGGTTGCAGTAGTGCTCTTTGACAATGACGTACAACTGGGGCTCCAGATGCTTGTTCACGATGATCTCGATATCTGCAGACTCATCAAGCAGCACCCGACTTCCCCTTGTACCTCGAATCAGATCCCCACGGCAGTCCATGAGAAGCCCAAGCATGCTACCACCACCCGAACCACCGCCGGAAACATCTGGCGTGTGCAGTTCTTGCGCCCACAGCTTCAGCATCTCATCAATGTGCTTGATCAAAAGCATTCCTCCTTCGGCGCCGGAGTCTGCTCCAGCGGGCTCGTCCGCCCCCAGCCATCGGGCTTCTGATACGCCCAAGGGCGCTTGCCGCTCTTCGGCAGCGCCGCCAGCCGACGACGACGCCAACCCAGGCGGTGCATGATCGACCCCACACGCATCTGCTCGGGCTTGCCCCAGTGGCCAGGGTCTAGGTTCAGCGCCTGACCCAGCACTTCGCTGCCGGTGACCGTTTCACCGACTTGGGAGGCCTCCAGCCAATCGAGTATCGGCCCCTCCCATTCATCCACCACGAAGCGCTCTTCCTGCTCCGCAGTGAAGAGCTCTTCCTCCTCACGGGTCACCCACCAGATGTCACCGGCCTGGTAGCAGAACATGGCTTCAGCCCACAGCTGGTCGCGCACGCGGCGCAACGCCTCCAGATCGACCTTGACGCAGGCGACCGGCCAATAGCGACGGTTACCCGTGGCGTCTTTGAGGTATTCATCTTGGTTGGTGGTCCCAGCGAAAACACACTGGCGTGGCACGTCGCTCGTTCTTCGACCATAGCTTTCGCGGTAGGTATCGATGGAGGCCGAGAAGAACTGCTTGGCCTTGGTGCTCTCAGCCTTGTTGAAGCTGTCCAGCTCACCCAGCTCGACGATCCACTTACCCCGGATGGCCTGGAAAGCGTCCTTGTCTCCCAGGGTGAACGGCGTGTCCATGAACCACTCGCCCCCAAGGATGCCCAGGGCCGAGGACTTGCCCGCGCCCTGCGCGCCCTCAAGGATCATTACCGCATCCGCTTTACAGCCGGGCTTCATGACTCGCGCTACTGCCGAGATCAGCCAGCGCTTCCCGACCTTTGCGCTGTATTCATTACGTGGGACGCCGAAGATCTCATGCAGCCAGCGCTCCAGGCGTGGTACACGATCCCATTCGAGCTTGGCTAGGTAGGTGCATACCGGATGAAAGGCGTTGTCGTGCGCTACGACACTGACAGCTTCGACTACATGGGAGGCTTTCACGCGCAGACCCTGCTGAGCCAGCCACTTCATAACCCGCATGTCGTCGATATCGCTCCATTCCCCCGGCACACCGCCATATGGCGCCGCACGAAGGCGCATGATCTTCGAGCTGAAGGCGTTGTAGCCGATCACCCCGCTCCAACGTTCATCATTGGCCAGGATCAGCTCGACGTTCTGCATGTGGGCAATCAGGGCACCGCTCTCAGTCCTGGCCAGCATGTCTTTCCAGCCGCCAGTAGCCGGCGGTTTGATCACCGCCGTGACTTGCCGGCGGACGGCCTCGAGGCCTTCAGCACAGTGAAGGTCGTTGAAGTCAGTCCACTTGACCTCACGCTCTACAGAGAAGATTGGACCGACCACCTGGCCACCCACCACCACTGCAGCGTTGTTGGCCTTTTCCTCACCCGGATTCCAGGGCTCACCTGTCGGTCGTTTGGTTTTCCAGTCGTCATCGCGGCAGATGATGATAGACCGACCGGGGAAGCGTTCGCGCATGTGCTTGGCGACCGCCATCAGATTGCCCGCGTCGAAGGCGATAGCCACCGCCTGGGAAGTCGCCATGTGCAGGCTAGCACCGGTTGCGTAACCCTCACACACCAGCACCGGCTCACCTGGTTCGGGGTGACCACCGATCATGTGGAACGCACCTTCCTTGGCCATACCATGCGGCCAGTAGGACTTGTCCCGCCCGGTATCCTCTTGCACAGCCGGGAAAATCACCTGCAGGCCGACAATGGCGTCCTGAGCATTCTGCATCGGCACGAGCACGGCGCCCGACTTCGGCGCATAACGAACGCCGAAACCGACCACCTGCTTTCGATCCAGGTAGGCGCTACGTCCCTTCTCGGGCATACGTTTGAACAGCGCTTCCGCCCGCTTTGCTGCACGGCGTGCAGCATTCGCGGCGATCTCGGCAGCACGCCGCTTGGCGTCAGCCTGCCGGGCGCGCATCACTTCACGCTCGTCCGGGGTCAGACCTCGGCCGTCAGTTTTCACCTTCTGCGTTTCGCCCAGGCGCCAATCGCCAAAGCTGCCGAAGATCAGGGTTTGCCCCTTCTCGGCCAGATGCTCATGCAGGACATACCAACCGTTCTTTTCCTTGCCCTTATCATCCTTGGTGCGGCAGCGGGTCAGCTTGCCGAAGATCAAAGGCTGGTCAGGTTGCAGGCCGTAGTCATGCAGTTGGTCAAGAACCTTATCCAGCATAGCGAGCCCCTTTCTTCTCGAAGTATCCCTGGCAATCGATGCAGCGCTGGCAACCTGTTACAGCTAACCGGCGCAGTTCAGGGATGGGGCCACCACAACTAAGACAGTCTTCGAGCGATTCACACACAGGCGCAGGCACATGCGCAGACAGAACCAGATCGAGATGCCACTGGGCGCGATCATTCGCCAGATCCGCGATATCAGCCACGGCGAGCCCCCCGAGTGGTCTGGTTGACGTACTCGGCACGACGATACATGCCAAGCAAGCCCTGGATGCCTCGGAAAACCTGATTTTGGATCTCGGCCAGCTCCTGATCGTCGACTTTTCCATCACCGATGCTACGGGCCCAGGTTTCGGCCAGATTGGCTACCTGCCGGAAGAACTCGGCAAGGCCCATCGTCAGCGTTTCGGGGATGTCGTGAGTGTATGCGTCAGACAGCTCTTGCCAGATGGTGTCGCCGACAAGGGCATGAATCGAGTCAAGAATGCGCGGGTCTCTGGTCAGCTCCAGGATCTCACTGAATTCTTGAACGTTGACGATATGAGTGGGATGTGTGGGAGACAACTTATGCTGGAGCGTGGTGGCGTTGCGGCCGGTGGTGGCGGCAATCGCGGCAGCACCGCCTGTGTAGTCCCGCACAGCGTGGTACAGCGCGAGTTCGAGAGGCAGCACTTCGCGCTTGGCGCGCTCAGTGCAACTCATTGCAATTCGGCTCATGGCGTTGGTCCTTTTCGGTAGCCAGTGCCTGCGGCATACAGTGGTGGTGCATGCGACGCATAGCGGTTGAGAGAGTAGATAGCCAGGTAACGGAGGCTGTTACGGCCTCAGGCCGGGGCGTCTGTCCATCGACTGCCCCAGGCGAAACAGCCACCTCCCGTGGTGAGGGAGGCGACACCCAGGCTCCTTGCCTGGGTGCTGCGATCAAGGCAAACGGACCTATGTGGTGTGCCCGCCTACCTATCACGCGCCCTGCAGCATCGTGGTGCTACTGCAGGGTTTTGGAGGCGATCACTCGCCCCCCGCTCGGGCACATGGCATTACGCCATGAAGGCTGCCAGTGCCAGCGACGAGCGGTGGTGTTACACTCGCCGCGTGTCTTGAGAGAGTCACTACCGGTGCTGTCCAAGGACTACTCCGGTACCGCCGCCCTATCTGTGGTGGAGAAGGCGGCCCCTGGCATCCGTGCCAGGAACTACGTGGTCAAGGACAGTTTTTTCGTGGTGTGCACCACTTCCTTGAACATGGCCCGGCAGTACTGTGGTGGTGCTACTGGGAGAAACGAGGCGATCTTCGGGTCGCCTTTTTTCTATATGGGCCGCTGCCTTTGAGGAGCCGCCGCTTCAAGCAACCAGGACACTTCAAATGGATTACCTTTTTGCCCGGCAGCAAGCGCCAAGCGCTCTGCATAGTTGGTTTCGCCGGTGTAATCCGTCCGAGGCAATGAGCCAGCTAAACGCCATTTGTTCAACGCCTGATAGCTTCTCCCGCAGACCTTGGCAGCAGCACCGATACCTCCAACAGCATCAAAAGCGAACGCAATCGCATTTGGAAAATCTTCGGGCCGCAGCATGTCAATCTCCTTTATCAACCCGGAGTTGATATTATAGATCAACTGACTATTGCGCAAGCTCTGTGCAACCATCAACTCATGGTTGATAAAAACGAGCTACGCGCAGCCTTCAGCGCACGACTACACGAAGCCCTTGACGATGCCGGCGTCAGAAGCCGAGGCCGGGGGGTGGACATTCACAAGCAATTGAAACTGGTCGGGGTTGATAAAACGACTCAAGCCATCAGTAAATGGCTGAATGGCGAGGCAATCGCGGAAGCCGACAGCATGACCGCGCTGTGCGCTTGGTTAAATGTACGCCGCGAATGGCTAGAGTACGGAGTGCTTCCCAAAGCTCAGGACCCTAGCAGCAAGGCCCACCAACTCCAGGTCGGCGATCAAACCAATGTGAGTGGGATACTGGAGCGTTTCGGAAAGGTGCCCCTAATTTCCTGGGTTCAAGCCGGTGCATGGTGCGAAGCCATTTCTAATTTTGAGCCTTACCAAGCAGATAGCTGGTTGTCATGCCCCGTTCCGATTAGCAATAGCGGCTATGCCCTTAAGGTACTTGGAGACTCAATGACTAACCCCGGGCCAGGACGGAGCTATCCCACCGGGTGCATCATTTTCGTTGATCCGGAGGTTGAGGCACATACAGGTGATCGAGTCATAGCAAGGGTGCCAAGGACAAATGAAGTGACATTCAAGGTGCTGGTGGCAGACGCAGGTCGTCAGTTCCTGCGGCCAATCAACCCGCAGTACCCAATCATAGACATCACGGAAGAAACCCACATTTGTGGGAAGGTAGTGGGCTCCTTCATACCCGAATGAGCTATTCACGATCCGCAACTCGTTCATAAAATCAATTTTCGGTTGACATAGGACAACCACAGGTTGATATTTGCTTCACTCTTCCACCACAGAGTGAGGCAATACCATGCACACCACGGCATCACTTCACGTCCATCCATCAGCCGCGACCGTCGATCTGACCTTCAAAGTCCGGCGACTGGCCAAACAACACGGCTGCGCATTCGTTACAGCCAAGCGCAACGGGTCCTCCCCTGCGTCTAGCTGCACGCCCCCTTATGATGGAGGGCACGCAGCATGAGCTACGCACTAAGCCACAGCGCTTTTGTCTGCCTCAAGGCGCAAACCAGCCTGACCGGGCAATTCACCCACGTCCTTCGCGACGAGTCGAACGGCGCACGCGCCAAGGCCACACTGCAAACCGAGGTCTATCTCGACCAGGTTACCGTGGTCATCCGCATGGGCTCGACGGTGAACAGTCTGACGCTGCCAGCGAACAACCTCGCCAGTGCGCGAAAGGTTGCCGCGCATCTCGAAGCTGTCGCCAACGGCAGGCTGGAAACAGCCGACATGCCACATGTCGGGCCTGTACTCGCCGACGTGGCTTAGGAGGTGAACGTGGAACGCACACTTGCACAGACAGCCAAGCATTTTGGTATCAGCCGTAACGAGCTGATCCGCCGCATGCGTGAGAAGGAACTGCTGACCGAGCGCAACCTGCCCCCCTACCCCACCCGCGACCGCGAATACCTGCGGACCAAAGAGGGCAGCTGGTTTCACCCCGAAGCCGGGATGCAGTACAGCGAGTCGACACGCGTTAAGCAGGCCGGGATCCCCTGGCTGGCAGAACGCCTCGAACTGCAACTTCCGACACCACCGGAAGACAAGCGCTATGCGGCCTAGGCAGTACGCGGCCCAGATCCTCCAGTTCAAGACCCGTGAGGAGCGCAACGCTGCGCTCCAGGAGGTTCCTGAAGAATGGCGTGACCTGGTACGCAAGCACTGCGAGATCACCTGGCACCACCCGTCACGCCACAAGCTCAGGGAGAGCCCGACGCCTGATGAGCAATACCAATCAAATCGCGCTGCGTCTGCCGCACGCACCTGATGCAACGACTGTGGAGCTGCTGTATCGGACCTTTGGCGATGTGCTCATCCCACTCGATAAGGTACGTGTGCAGTACTTCCGCAACCTCAACGAAGACACCTTTGCCGAGCAGCTAAAGGTCGGACGGATTTGCTTGCCCATCACCACGCTGGACAACAGTCAGAAAGCCCTGAAGTTCGCCCACATCCGTCATGTGGCCGCCCTGATAGATAGCAGGGCCTACCTGGCGGATGAAAAGCAATCTCGGCAACCCGAGCAAGAAAAGAAGTAACACCCCGCAAGGGCCGCCACCACCGGCCCGCACACCACAAGGAGTTAGACCCATGACCACCCAACAGGTCATCGCCCTCATCGTCATCAGCGCGTTCATAGTCGGGCTGTATGCCACCGCCTATTTCCTTGGCCGAAAAGCAGGTCGCGCCCACCACCAACGCGGCTTGTTTTTTGATCTCCTGTCAGGCGATGCCAGACGCACCACCATCATGGGGATACCACCACAGGGCTCGACCACGGAGGGAAGCGGGCACGCGACACAACAGGAATTCATCGAAGCAACTCCCGCTTCGCTCTGCGGAGGCCGTGATGTCGACGCGCAAAAAACAAAAAGTCTCTGCTGCGAAGCAGCAGGCATTATTCCCCCTTGCAGCAGCTCCACCGAGGCGCAGATACCCCATGACAAGCTGCGCGAGGCAGCGCCCGTTGATGGAACGCTAATCGCTAAAAATCGCCCGCACGCGCAGCCTGTCGAGGGGTATACGCACCTTTCCGCCGTCAGCTGCATCCTCACAGCGATGGACTCGACACTGGCGGAGCAAGCGGGCACTTATGCCACCGCCGAGCAGATGGCGCTGGCGATTGAAGCCGCCCTGCAGCAAGCCGGGCTCATGCTCCCAGCCGATGAGTCTTGGGAGGTCATGCGTGCCTACCTGGACGAAACTCTGATCAACCGCGAGGGGGAGCAGAGCAAGCACCGCCACTCCATCGCCAACCTCAAGCGCACAAGCGCCGAGCCCGAGGAGCGGATCATGCCGGTGACCAGGGCTGACTATGACTTGCTGATCAACACCGCCGAGTCCTTGAAGCTGGCTGAGAAGACCTGGGAAGCCCTTCCTGGCACTGAGCCAGGGCGCAAACGGGCAGCCCAACAACAGCAGGACATCCAGGCCCTCGCCATGCGCGTCCACTTCCAACTGCGCAGCACCCCTGCCACCACTGCCCGCACGGAGGAGACAGCATGAGCCGCATTCAACGCATCATCTTCACCGAAACTTCGCTGGAGCACGCGCTTTCCGCTGTACGCGCACTCCACGACATGAGCACAGAGCTTATTGCTGCCGATGTGTTCCGGCAAATGTCAGAACTTGCCACCTATCAACTGACCCCAGTGACGGTCTGGTGCGGCCACGGGGGGCTATACCAATCAAAGCTGGAGGCTATCGGCAACGGCGAGCAACGAATCGAAACTGCCATTCTGATCGACGAGCCGGATCTCGCAGGACTAGCCGTCGATAGGTTCGAAGTTGCTCGGCTGGAGGAGGAAAACCTGCAGCACCGAAACCTTAAGATCGAGGCTGATGATCTGATCAAGTCCCTACGCGCCCAGCTGGCTGAGCGTGACGGGCTGCTACGCGATTGCTTCACCGCCATGCTGACAGGTGGTTACTCGAAGCCCTTGCGCGAGCGCATCAAAACCGCGCTATCCGGAAGGGAAGAACGCGAGGTACACCATGACTGAGCGCATCCGGCCACCCATGGCCTCACACAGCCTCGACCTACCTGCCATCTGTGATATCTGCGGGAAAGGCCGTTCGACCCGGCGACACGCCACATGTAGCCGGATCCGCCAGCAGCGTGAAAGCAATAAGTGGGCTGCCTACATGGCCAACGTGGCCGCAAAACGAGCATTGAGTAAACGGACCATAGCCCGCCGGGGAGATATCGAATGAAGAATATAGTGCCCAATCCAAAACTGGCGGGTGCCAAACTATCAGCGACAGTCAGCACTGGCTTTACCGCCAAGAGTGAGTCAGGCGCCCCCGCCCGGATGGCGATCATTGACGAGCACGGCAACATTCTTGCAGCCGGAAAAGATGTCGCATGGGCAGCCTGGCGTGTATGTGTCGAGGTACAGGAAAATTTCTGGGAGGGACAAGGCCACCTGGTGGTGCACACTAGCCCGCCCGGCCTCCCAATAGACGACAAGAAGTCAGCGTAA